CCTCTGCCGTTTTGGCATCGAGTAGCGTCTTGTTGAGGAAGTCCTGGCGCTTTTCTGCCAGTGCCTGCATGGCCTTCAATTCCGCATCCGTTGGCGGAACCGCGACATTCGTCCCGCCGGTAGGCTTGGCCAGCGCTGCAGGCTTCGCCGCCTTCTGCGCCTCGGCAAGCTGGCGGGTGAGGTCCGCGACATGTGTTTTCTGCTGTTCAATCAGAAACTCAAGGCCACCGGTTTTGCTAGGGCTGATACCAAGGGCGGCCCCGGCTTTCCCAAGGAATCCGGCTGGCGTCTTCGCATCCTCATTCCGTTTCTGAAGTGCGGCCAGCTGCTCCTTTGCACTATCGAGCGCAAGGCTGAGTTGCTGCACTTTAGAAAGCTGGATGAGACCGAAGAACTGTCCCCACTTCTCAACCCATTTCACAAGGTCAGGCAGGCTCTTCGTTACACTATCGACAATACCGGCAACCTGCGGAGCGAATTGCGCAAGGGCCGAGACGCCCTGCGCCTTGATGGTGGCAAACAGCGCATCCAGCTTGTCGTTTGCTTCTTTCGCGCCTTCAACTGTCTTGGTGTCGAGCACAATGCCAAGGGAATTCGCCTGCGCCGTCAGCTTTTCGATGCCTGTCCGGCCCTGCTCCATCAACTGCAGAAGCTTGGGACCGGCATCTTCGCCAAATATCTTCGCGAGGATAGAGCCTTTCTGTGCCTCCGTACCGAATTTGTTGATCTTCGATGCGATGAATTCAAAGGCATCGCCCGCGTCATGAATCTGGCCGGCATTGATGGCCTTGTCGAGGCCGATCTTCTTGAACGCGACCGCCGCCGGACCAGCGCCGGTGTTGATGAACTCGCCCAGCGTCTGGTTGAGCTTCATCATGCCCCGGTCCAGATCATTGAAGGATGCACCCGATTGTGAGGCTGCGAAGCGAAGTTCCTGCAACTTTTCGACGCTGACACCGGCCTGAACCGCCGTGTCTCCGATGGCGCTGGCCGCATCCAGCGACTTCCGGACAAGCGTACTCAATCCGGTCACGACACCGACAGCGGTCAAACCTGCAATCGCACCGGCGGCACTGCTCAGCCCGACGAACTTGTTCGCCTTGCCGAGCGTGTCCCAGCTCTTGTTCACCTTGGTCACCATGGCGCTATTGCGGCGCTCAACGGCGTTGGCCTGCTTCTCGAACAGCACGCCGACCTTCGCCATGGTCTTTTCATATTTCGAAATATCGGCTTCGACCTGCGCCATCAGGCGTTCGACTTCAATCGCCATCTATGCCGCCCTCGCGATCTGTTTGATTGCGGCATTGATGTGCCGGTTCATCTTGGAGCGCAGTGCTTTCCTCTGTGCGCGCCATGTCGGCCAGAAGAAGGGCTGCGCCGCGGCGCCAGGATGGGTTCGATAAGATTTTCGCGTATGGGAGCCGGTCCCTTTGCGATGATCGGCAACCCGGCCACCCTTGACGGCTGCCTGCGTTCCGAACTCAACCCAGGCGGCATAGTAAGCTTCTTCATCACCGGCAAAGATGGTGATGCGGTTGTTGTCTATGCCATCGTCCTTACCCTTGGGGCCTTTGACCGTGTCGATGATCTTGGCGCTCCGTGGTGGCGCGCCCCAGCACCAATTGATCGAATCTCGGAGCTTGCCGGTATCGACAGGGACAAGCCGCTTCATGGCGGCCACCATCTCTTCGGCCATCTCTTCCATGGCAGCGCGGACAGCCATACCCACCGCCTTCGGCAGCTTGTCGATCTTGCCCTTGAACTTCTTGCGGCCCTTCCACTTAATCCGCTGCGGCATTGTCCGACTCCTCGCCCGTCAATCCCAGCAGGTACATCGCGATAACCTTCAGCGCGGCCGGCGCGCTCTGCGCCAGCGGGCAGCACTGAACATGGTTACGGATGATCTCGTTTGCTGCCATCTCGTTATTTCCAGCGCCCAGCAGCCCAGCCGTGATCACGCCGCTCACATCGTTCACGTCCCACCGCCCCTGCCGCAGCCGGTTGAACACGTCCATGATCGTGCCTTTGAATTTCACGGGCTGGATGTGAGGCGCCGCGCCGTAGTTGCGCATGTACGCACCAAGGTCAGCCTGAAACTCACGGCCGCCGATCTCGATTGCGGTGCGCGCATAGTCCAGGTTCAGGTTGCCGGCCACCGCTGAATCTGTCATACAAAAAATCCTTCAATTCCAATTTGTTGCGAGTTTCGTTCCCCGCGCCGGTCCCCTGCAGGGTCGCCAGCGATCGAACGCCCCCTACCCATCCATTCGTTCACACGCTCGATCAGGCGCGGTGCGGCATGGGCACGGGCGGGATCGGTCCTGATCCGTTCGATACAGACGCTGGCAGGCGTGTTCATCACCACCACCTGCACGTTGCCGAGGGCTGCTTGCCACTGCCGACGCTCGTCATGCGACGGTGCGGAGGCGATGAGCCAGGCCATGCGCGTGCGCGTCGTGGCGAGGCTGTGGATCAATCCATCACGGATGCTGAAGGCACGGCCGAGGATGGTGCGGTCATTGTCCCACGGCTTACCGCCCGCTTCGACAAGACATTGATTCAGGTCAATGATGGTATCGCCGGGCAACGCACGGGCTTTGACATAACTGGTCTTTCCCGATGCCGGTGGACCACAGACTAGCGTCACCGGTGATATGGAAGGCTGCACACCGAACGGAATGCTGTAGCCGAACCGGCGGGCTTGAGGATCGCCCCGCTTCTCTGCGGACTGGATCGAACCATTGTGGCAGGCAGCGCATACCGGCTCCCAATTCCTGCGGTTCCAGAACAGGCGAAGATCACCACGGTGGGCGATCTTGTGGTTGACCACAGTGGCCTTGGCCTTGAGGCCATGGGCAGCACAGCGAACACACCACGGATGCGCCGCGAGATAAGCGGCCCGCTCCCTATCCCACTTGGTATCGTAGCCACGGGCACGCGCGCCCAGGCGCTTGGCGTCATGAACGCGCTTGCGTGGCGCGGTGCAGACTGGGCATGGCTGCCCCGCTGCTATCCGTTTCCCGCATTTGCATGCCCATGGTGCCTTCAGTGGCATTATATCCTCGCTCTAAAATGTTGCGGCCTTGATCTAAGCGCTTCGGAAGGAGGAGGTGCTCTCCCCGGCACCACGCTTAGACCTCCAGGTCCGGCCGCGAGACCCCAAAACCAGGTGCCGTCAGAATTACGATGGCGGATTGGCAGTCGGTGCGATCTCGGGATGGCCCAGAACCCACACACCCGCGACATAGATGTTACCGGCGTCGTTTCCGATGGGCGTGATCGTCACGCGTGCGTAACGCTTGTTCCCGGCATAACCGATCTTGCGAACCTTGTTGTCGTCATCGGCAGCGGTGAAACCAGCCAAGGCCTCGGTGCCGAGGAGAAACCCATCATCGACGGCAGCATGGTCAGACAAGCCGCTATCGTCGCCGTCCTCGACCAATACCGAAAAGGTGGCGTTCGCATCGGTGTTGACGCCGATCAGAATAATGAACTCCGCCGAGCCGAAGCCTTTCGTGTCGATGATCTGGGACACGATGGGGGTGTTGTCCGTGCCAGCCACTGCGGGGCTAATGCCTCGAGCGGTATGGATATGATTGTGCAAATCGCGCATTGGTTATGTCCTTTCCGATCAGCTGGTAGCGATCTTGAGTTTGCGCAAGGCCTCAGGCAGGCGAACCGCACCACCGACACGCCGACGGGCGTGGAAGCGGGTCACGCTGCGGGTGGCCTGGGTGTAGGGGTCGCGCAGAAGCGACAGCGCAATGCGGTCATAGATGCGATAGCCACGGGCGAAGTCACCGAATGCAATCGGAAACTTGCCTGCACCCACGTCATCCATATCCACCGCCTCGATCACCGGGCGGCCAAGGATGGTTTCGGGCTGACCGGCAACGAAAGCGGGCTGCCAGAGATAAACGCCAGTCGTTCCATCTTTCAGCTTGCGGATCGCGGCCAGCGTGGTGCCATTCATGATCCAAACCGCCTGATTGCGATAGAAAGTGGGGACGGCGTACATGAGATCGATCAGGCCATCGGCCGTCACCTTGGAGGCATCACCTCCGGCGGTGTAAGCGATGTTCGGATCGGCCATGAAACCGGTCGGCTTCTTGATGCCGTCGCCATTGACGAATGCCTCGCCTTCAAGCCGGCCAAACTCTTCAGCTAGGTCGCTGGAGACCTCAGCCGCGATATCGACAGCCGCATCTTCGAGAAGCTTGTTGGATACGTCGGTGAAGCACTTCGCTTCATGCACGGGGATTTCCAACTGGCCATAGGTGGATTCGGTCTCCTCCGATTCCTCCAACTCGCCTTCCCATGATGCGGTGGGGCGACCAGTGCGTACCGGAAGGATCACGCTCGCCGATGCGGTATTGCCCACACTGGCGGCCTGACGTATCGGCGAGAATTGCACCAGCTTCTTGACGATTTCCGTGGTGAATTCGGGAGGGGCAAGGAAACCGCCGGACGTGTCATCGGCCACGCGTAAGGTTTTCGTCTCCTCCGCCGTGAGGGCGTTCTGGCCCTTGCGGATGAAGATAGTGAATGCCTTCGCCTCAAGCGTGGCACCTTCGTCCTTCAATTCCTGGGCGGCGCCAGGGCGATTGGCCTTAGCCAGTTCGGTATCGAGCCGCTCCTTGAGCGCCTTCTGCTCCGCACCAAGTTCGGTTAGCTTCGCGGTGACCGTAGCCGACAGTTCCTCGATGGCCTCGACCGGATCGGGCGCATTGTCCGCGCCACCATTCTCGTCCTTGAATTCCAACGGGCGGGATTCATCCCACGCCGCACGCGTTTCGTGCTTTGTCATAGTTGACGCAGGGCCTCCTTAGCCCGGTTGACAGCCGATACGATTGCCCGCGCGTGAGCATCGGCCGCTTCGCTTTTCACCGTCGAAACGGTCGCGCGCGGATTCATGGGGAACGTCACAATCGAGATTTCAGGGAGGTCGAGTTCCTTCAGAAAACGAACGCCCTTGGCACGATCGAAGGTATCCTTCAGGCTGCGGAAGCCGATGGACAGGCCGTCCATCGCACCCGCTTTCATCAGCGCGTAGGTCTCACGGCCCTTCACGGTGTCTAGGATCAGCTTACCGGTGGCGCGCAGCCCTTTCGCGTCTTCGCGGATATCGGTCCACACGCCTATTGGCTCTGACTGATCGTGGCCGCGCAGCAACTTCACGCGGCCGGGCGGGCGTCGTTCCAGCGATTTGGTAAAGGCGCCCGGCAGCACCACGTCCTTGCACAGGTCTTCATTGTCGAACGTGCTGGCATAGCCGGTGAACACGCCTTCATCGCTGATGGCTTTCACGTCCAGTTCAATTGCAATGCCGGTTTCGGTGCTCATGCCGCAATCCTGGGCTTGGGAAGTTGAGCCGGCGGCGGCTGATGGCCTGGACGATTATCACCGCCCGGCGTTTCCGTGTTCATCGGCCGGCGATATTCATCACCGCCCTCATAGGGCGCACGGTTCTCCATCGCCCGCACTTCGTTTGGATTCAGGATGCCGTTGGTGATGGCCTGGCTGTATGCGGTGTAGCGTGCGGCCATATCGGCGCGCGCCAGATCGTCCGTGAGGAATTCTGCATAGAATTTGGAGCGCTCTTCCGGCTTGAGCAGCGATCGAGCAATAGCGCCCTCCCACAGCTTCAGCCACGGCATCAACGTCAGCGT